CTGTTATCGTTCTTGGTTATCATCTTCTCGAAGAGACCCTTAATACCACCAACATTCTGGTACTTAGCATCCATCTTCTTCAGATTCTTGGGTGAAAGATAGAAGTAAAGCTCTTCTGATTTCTTTTCTCCCTTTAAGTTTGTAAATTTTACGATCCTTTTAAGCATGTTTTTTCTCCTTTTAGTCTTGAAAATTTATTTGAAAGGCTCTATTTACGTCAGTAAATTGTACTTTGAACGTAGCGAGAAGTCCTTTCTGCGCCCATTTTGAATTAAAAAAATAATAGGGGAATACCAGAAATCCGATACTCCCCTATAGTTACTTATTTAGTTGTCTTTTTCTTAAGATCAGGTCTCAGAAAGCCATGTTCCGGTAGAACCATTCCAAGTTCTTAAGAAGTTGATAAGACTCTCAAGTGAAGGAAGTGTTCCGGTAGTACCATCGCCTTCACCAGGTGCACTGTCATCAGTACCATAGAGCTTGTTCTCTATAGCTGTAACAAGAGCAGCATTGCTATTTGTTCCAACTGTCTTGTAGATTGTAACGTGAGCTACTGCAGCGAGAAGTTTCTCATTAGCAGGTGTCTTATCACCGTTAGTATAGATCTTAAGTCCTGATGTAGGCGGAATAGAACTGATTTCCCAGCTGAATTCCTGAGCCTCAGGTGAATCGTTCTCTGTAGCATGATCCATTTCAGTAGGAGCTGCAGAAAGACCATAAGCAATGTGAAGCTTATAGCTGTACTTATCGCCCTTAACATCGTTACCTACAAGTGATCTCCAAGAGAATCCAAACTTGCTTCTGGACTGCTGTCCGAAATATGCAAATGCATCGGGGATATCAACCTGTCCCATACAAGCATTGAATTCTACAGGATATGTGTAAGCCTTGATAGTGCCCTTCCAGTTCTCCTTAGAGATAAGAGAAAGGTACTTAATGTTATCTGCGTAGATATCATTAGCATCGGCACCATCAGGAGACTCTGTAACGCCAGTAAGACCATTCCAAGCTACTGCGTCACCATACTTGCCACTATCATTCATGGCATAATAAACACCACGATCAACACCAGTCTCGTATAAACGATCACCAGTGCCATCCCAAGTAAGCATACTCATGGTTTATTTCTCCTTTCTTATTTTGTGCCGATTAAGCTGCTTTCTTGATCTCATCGATCAGATCATCAATACCCATAAGGTATTCATCAGCATCGAATACTTTAGCTTCAATTGCAGTATAAACATCATTATCAGTTCCATCGGGTTTCTTAGAGTCAATAACAACATGTGAAACAGGCTCCGGTACAATACCAGTTGCGATTTCGTGTGTTGCTACTTCAGGAATAGAGTTGATCTCCCAAGAGAACTCTGTTGCTTCAGGTGAGTCATTCTCTGTAGCATGATCTCTCTCTGAAGGAGCTGCTGAAAGACCATATGCGATATGAAGCTTATATCCATATCCATCGCCTTCAGAAGCATTACCAACGATAGTTCTCCAAGCAAGAGCAAATCTCTGTCTTGACTGCTGTCCGAAGTAAATGTCATGTACATCGGCAGAAGTGCTTCCAGAATTAAACTCTATCTCACCTTCGCAAACCTTAAACTGCTTAGGACTCTGGTAAGCCTTGATAGTGCCTTTCCAGTTCTCCTTAGAAATAAGAGAAAGGTATTTGATGTTATCGGCATAAATGTCATTAGCATCAGCACCATCAGGAGATTCGGTAATACCGGTTATACCATTCCAAGCAACAGGCTTGCTATAAGGATGATCAGAACCACTAGGATTCATAAGGAAAAGCGCAACGTGATCGACACCAGTCTCATACAGACGCTTCTCAGTCTCGTCCCATGTAAGTCTCATGGATTTTTCCTCCTTATGTTAATAGTAAATTGTAAAGGAATCATGATGCAGATTATCCGCAACATAATGCCTTGAGTGCTCACAAAACGGTAACATCAATAACTCAACAACTGTCGGATCATCAGGTTCTTTTGTTATATACCTCATGTTATATGCGCAGTGAATTAAGTATTTTGAATTGTCCGCTTTCTGAGTAGATAGTTTTTCCCTTGAGTATATAATACAAGGGTATTTGAGCTTAGTTGATTCGGGTTGTTGGTAGTATACATTATCACAATAAGTCTTTAACAACTTATGCAATTCAAGTCTCGGTCTCATTCCAAACACCTCCTAAACTGAATACCATTCTAGGATAGTTAGTAACATCAACCGACGATACCTTCCACTTAACTCCCAAATGCTCAATCCAAATAATCGAGGTGAAATTGGTCAATGCAAATGGATTACCAATAATACTAAGACTATTGGATAACTGGAAATTATCATTGATACTTTCACCATTACTGTTTCTGGAAGTATTCTTAACCACGTCTCCCTTATATGTGCGTACAGTTATTTCTTCTTTCCATACTCCAGTTCCATCACCGTTTTCATCTTTAACTTCGTATGTTCTACGATAGCCGACTTTGTCACAGTAACGCATTGCCAATTCCTCCTCTCCTATTTATTTTGATTAATCTGAACAGTGCTCGAGCTTTCCTCAAGAAGTTTCAGTCTGTATATTCAGATTAAGCCTGAACAGTTCTAAGACCTGAGAAGCTAAGGATCTTAGTGATTGACTCTCCATTAAGAGTGGTAATAACCTTAAGCTTCTGCTTGTTGTCCTTGAATCTAGTAACTGACTGCATATCCTGATCAAGAGTCTGAACCATCTCATCATGGTAGCCACCGATTGTCTGGATAGTAACAGTTGCGCCTTCAGAAGCCTCATACTTAAGAACTACAAAGTAACCGCTATTCTCTTCAGGATTCTCTGAGTATCCGGTCCATTCAGATACATACTTAAGAGTACCCTGGATGCTGTTGTCATTAACGAATACGTTCTGCTGAACATCGCTAACAAGCTTACCTAATACTGTGGTAGTAGAATCTTCTGCCTGAACATCGATAGTAAGGTTGTATACGAACTCGTAAACGATTGCGCTGTAAGGCTTAACAAGAGCGCCTGAGAATCTAGACTCCATCAGGTACTTCTGCTTGTTGAAGTCGATATCGAAATCATCGAACATGCTAAGAGTGCCGCCACGATCACGACCAACAACATAGTCACTAAGGTTAACAAGGATAGCACCAAGATACTTAGTATCATTGCCATCGATTCTGTAAAGGCCGTCAAATACAGGAACCTCAACGATCTTGTTAACACGAAGAGCGGTCTGAAGCTCTGATACAGAGTTATACATACGTCTCTTGGTTGTATCCTTGAGAAGCAGCATATCGCAAAGCAGATCACTTGTGATAAACATAGTAGGAGCACCTGAACCTCTGTAAAGTCTAAGTGAACGAACTACATTGTCGATGAAGAGCTCAGCCTTAGTATCAGCAGATGTAGAAGCTGTGATAGCGATAGCTCTCTTAACTGTGAAGAGATCATCATCTGTCCAGATAGGTCTGATGTTAGTCTCTTTAATCTTGTCAGGGCTAAGACCATTACGTCCATCACCAACAAGGATTGCACGAGCACATTCCTCATCAAACATAACTCTCATCTCAGCCTTGATGAACTCGATAACTGAGAAATCAGTGATATCGATGATGTCATCACGGTCGATGGTCTGCTTCTTGTAAACTGTGGTAGGAGTAGTCTCTCTCTTTAACAGAGCGAATACTTCATCAACCTTGCGGTTACCCTTGATGTAACCCTTAGCACGTGCCTCATCCTCGGTAATATCAGCGAAGATAGTCTTAACACGGCTGAAAGGAGACTGGCGAACGCCATCCATAACTGTGTTAACCCACTCGGTTCTTCTCTTGATGAACTCGGGCTGTGCGGTATAGTTCTTTGCATTGGGGAACAGATAATCGATATTATCAATACCTGCCTCTGCGCTGTGAGCCATTACAGAATCCTTAAGTGAACCAAACTTAAGAGCATCCTGCATAATATCCTGGCAAAATTCAGCTGAATGAATCATAACTTCGTTGGTGTTTCCTTCGTTTTCAAAAACGTTGTTTCTAGTCATCTCTTTTTCTCCTTCTTCTGTAAAATTAGAGTGATTTAAAGTTTCGTCATCATCATCTTCCTCATTGTCATCATCATCGTCATCGTCGTT